GCGCCGCGACGTCCAGCCCAATGCCCGCCAAGTTAAACCCGTTCGACGCGCGAAGCTGATCACGCCGCCAGCCTTTGGAATGCCCTCTGCGGTTGATTGCCGGTCCATAATTAAGGCGCTCCAACAATCCCGCGACCGTTTGGACGTGTTTGTCCGCTTGGTCCTGGGTTTCGCAGACGTAAAGGCAAAATTTGCGGGCCAATCGAGATCCGACGAACGCGATGCCAAGTTCACCAGTGGATGACTTCGCGCCACCTCGTGGCCACACTTCGACACGTGGCGGCGGAGTTAGTCCCGGCTGCAACCCTTCAAACCATTCCCAAAGGTCGTTATGACGCTTGGCGAACGGGGCCGAAACGATCGACGGGAAATGCTGCCTTAACCACGCGTCGTGGCGCATCATTGCGGCGGCGGGTTTCTTTTGTCCACCAAACGCAAACCCCACAGCCTTGACTTTTGGCAATTTAATCACCAACCCCGGCGGCATCTTTACCGGCGCAATGGATTCCGGCGAGGATCGGTATCTCACGACGGTTTGTCCCGCGGCGCTAGGTGATCAAGCATGCGGCCCATCTTGTCAAAATTCACACCGATGAGCACCGCAAGGTCTCCCGCCGTTTGCTGCATAAGCCATTTGGGGTTTCGTACGTGTTCCTGAATGGCGATCGCGGTTTCGAGCTTGGCCGCAAGCAGTTTTCCGACCAGGCTGGTCAAATCCAAGATCTCGGGATCGGACGCTCCCGAACCGTTTGTCGAGCTAACGATCGCCGGGGTCTGCCTGGCGTATTTTAGGGCCGTGGACGGAGAAACGCCATGGGTGCGAGCAATCTGCTGCACGGATTCCCCGGAGGCAAAATCGGCCGCGATCGCCGCTTTTTTTTCTGTAGAAATTTGCTTCATTCGTGACCGCCCGCCATACGAATGGCCGTGCAAACGTTTGCAATACATTCGAATGGCGGGCGGATTTGAACCTACGCGCGTGCGTTTTTCCGTTCGAATGATTTACGCGAGGGAAACAACGAGCTCCACGTCGCCATGCCCCACAAACGGGAGCGACACGGGCGCCGTTAGATCCAAAACCACGCCGCCGGCCTGTCCGGGCAACCGAAAAGCGGCCAAACCGTCACGAATAGCTTCGCTGACGTTGTCGGGAAGGTCGATATGAGCAATCGGTTCGGTAACCGACTTTTTGCCCAGGATCGGCAAAATGGCCGATTCACGAAGGGAGATGGTGAGAGTTGCCATGGTTGTTTATCCTTGCCCCGTGGGGGCCGAAATTAGCGGTTAGCAAAACGGGCCGAGGGGTGGGAAGTTAACACCCCGACGTGGAGGAAGGAACACGTCATTCGGCCCGCGTTGCGGGTTACTGGACCGCGCCGTCGTCGGTGCGAATGCCGAGCTTGCCCTCGATCCGGGCCAGTCTTCGGTCGATAAGCTCGATCCGGTCCACTCGGGATCCCAAAGCGGCGATGTCCCGATCTTGCCGGGCATCGGTCGCGGAGGTGGTTGCGCTGGCCGCTCCGGCGGCAAACACGGCCGCGACAATCGCGGTTGCCACTGGCCACCATGCAGGCACCAAACGCAGCCCTTTTTCGGTCGCTTCGGCTTCGCTCACTGGTCGCTTCCCATTGCGACGAGGTCGCTGCGCGAGTCGTACGCCGGGGTGCATGCGGCCCACATCACGACCACGTAAAGCACGGCCAGAAAGTAAAGCCACGCCATCGAAAGCCTGCGTCCGGTGTCCATCGGGTCCCTCATGCCGACCCCCAAGTGGCCGACATATCGACGACCGTGTCCGTGTCAACGACAAGCCCCAGAATCGCCGTCGTCGGCCCTTGCATGATCGAAACCCCCGGCATGTTCGGGTCAAAACCTTGCCATTTTGGCGCTCCGGCAAGCTGGCCAGAATGGGCCAAACCGGCATCCACCAGCATCCGAATGACCAGGCCGGAGCCGTAGACCGCGGCGAGGTACGAGTGCTGCCGCAAGTAACCGTGGACGGCTTCGAAGTACGGAATCACGTGGTCTTGCATGTCGGCCACCGTGGCGTCGTAGTCCACGGCGAAGAAAATTTGCGACCCGCTCGGTTGCCCAATCTGCTGGGCAAAGGTCACCGCCGCGCCCGCATCGGCTAACCCTTGCGCCGGGTTGAAATACCGGGACCCCGTCGGCAAACCCTTTTCCCAAATCGACCAAAGCCGAATGCCGACCGACTTCAAGCCCCGGACCATTGCCCCCGAACAGCGGTCGGCCCGGAGGTAAATCCCGACGGCCTGGATCCCCGCCGCCTGAAGGGCGTGGGCTTTCCCCGTGGTGTCGGTCGCGACGTCGATGGCTTTCAAACTCGGCATGATGGGCTCTGGGTAACAAAAAAACCGCCCCGGAAATCCGGCAGCGGTTCGCAATTTTGTGATCTTTCAGACGCAAAAGGGGATCGGTAACTGGAGAACAGTTTAGGTTCAACCCCCACACCAGGCCGCAAGACTTTTTCAAATTCTTCGAGGTTCTTGCGATCATCACCGCAACGACCGATACCATGATCCGAATATATCACGAGTGCCTGATCTTTTGGGCCAAATCCCGGGACGCCGCATCGGCCACTTCGAGGTGATCCGGCGCGTTGACCCGCATTGGCCGGACGAACGGGTCCAGCAGCTGCCGACTCTCGACCGACCGGAGAAATTCCGCGATGACCAGGTCCGGGATTTGGCTCGGCAGGTAGCCCAGAAACCCGCCCCAGCGGAGCCGAAGCAGCGCCCGGGTCAGTCCCTCGCCCGGTCCTCTGAACCGGTCCATCGTCGGCGACGCGCCGTCCCGATAACAGACCAGCAGGGCAGGCTTGGCGACAACAAACCCCGGCGTGGTTTCGACGTACGTGGCCACCGCCGCCCCTTCGTCGAGTCCCACCGTGCCGATTCCGGCGACGACAAACCCCGCCGTCCGGAACGACCCGCCGGCCGTCCACAGCCCCCAAATCCTGCAAAGTTGCTCCGCCGTCATTTCTGCCATTTTTCCAGTTCCTTGCGATAACGACCGACAACCGACGCCGCCGATCCACCCCCAAGCCCCCGTCATGCCCCGACCTGCATCCCGTCGCGAATCCGGGTTTCGAGGGTTTCCGTTCGATGCCGAATCCAGGCATGCAAGCTCAGTCCCGCCTGCTCGGCCTGTTGCCGTTTCCAGTCACTAATCGGCAACCCTAGCGATTTAGCCTGACGCTCGTCGTCCGTGGCTTGCGCCATCTTTGCCGCTCGGAGTTGTTGCTCGAACTCCGGCTCGCAACGACCCTTGGTGCGGCCCAGAGTGACGACGCCGTCGGCGCGTTGTCCGTCGGGGATCTTGCCGAGGACTAACCCCAGTAGCGGGTTAGCCGAGTTATCCGGTATTTCCGGAATCCCCCTAGCCGAAGGCAAACCTCTGGGACTCCCGCCGGTCTCGCCCATCGCTGCCGGGAGAGCCTCCCTGTCCTGGTCGCCGAGACCGGCGGGCGGAGATGGAGATGGAGATGGAGATGGAGATGGAGATGGAGATGGAGATGGAGATGGAGAGCGCGCGCGCGTGGAGCGTTTCCCAATTCCGAATTCATCCCCCCCCTTTTCGGAATTTTGAGGCCCTTTTTCTGAACGGATTCCGGAACTCTCAGCCTCTTCTCCGGAAATCCCTTGAGCGATTTCGGAATTTTCGGCCTGATTTTCGGAATTGTTGCCGCCCGTTTCGGAAGTTTCACCCCCGTCCCGACGCTTGTCGATAAGGTCGAGAACCGCTTGATCCAGCCGGTTGTACCGCTCGATTTCCTCCTTCGAGAGCGCCTTTTTCAGGTGGATTGCCCAGATTTTAGGTTCAATGATGCCCAAAACCGGGTGCGGGTGCACCGCGGTCATGCTGTACTTGTCTTGAAACTTCTGGTAGCGAAACCAGTTGGTCACATAGAAAAAATCCGCGCCATTCGCTGAAAACGGGGTCAATAATCCGTCCCCCCGACTATCCTTGCGAAAAGCGATCTCTTTTAGGATTTTCGCGATCTGCGCGAGATTTTTTCTTCCGGGACACACATTTATGCTCCAGAACATCGGATCGGCGGGGATTCTGCCGTAATCATCGCAATGCGCAAGTCCCATCACGAACAGCAGCGCGGCCGCGTCGGAAAGGCCCAGGAAGTGCGTCGAGCGCGAGATTTTGGCCGAGATAATGGCGGAATTCATGGCTGCCTCCTCGCCCGCTTTGTGCGCGTTACGGGCTTCGCGTTGCGCCGTTTCGTCGGCGGTTTTTGGTAACCGGTGCCGACTAGACTCGCTAGGGCAAGGGCGTCGGCCTCGTTATCGTCGACGGGTCTAAACCCGTTACTCCGCGCCCACAGGACCACATCATCCTTCGATGCTCGGCCGCTACCTGTCGCGTGAATCTTGATTGCTTGGACGCCAATCCCTCGATAGGGCGTGTGGCTTTCCTCGCAGAAACACTGCAGGATGGCGACGAGACCGCCGTAGATGTGCCCCGCTCCGATGCCTTTATGGTTGAACACTTCCTCGTACACAACCTCGTCGATGCGGCCCTTCGCACGCTGTCCCACGAGCCATTGCGCAAACCGCGCGTACCGAGCCCCTGGGCGGTCTCCTTTGGCCGGAGAGAGGTCAAGCGTGCCCGAACCCAGTACCACGCCGTTGTCCACGTACGCCCATCCCAGATGGGTCCCGATGTCAACACAGAGCGTCACGGCTGGTACCTCCGCGATCGCCGCATGCGCTCGCAGGAGAACACCGTGATGGTGCCGCACGGCTCATCTGTGTCGGGGTCGAGAAACTCGGCCGCCCAGTGGGTGTAGCGGACCGGCCGCGCGAGAAACCGATATCCCGTCTCCGCGTCGATTCGCTCCGGGAACTGGATCCACTCGGCCGCATCCGCTTGGACGGCCGACTCAAACAGGTCGGAAGGGGATTTCATGCGCCGCTAACCCCTCCCGACCGATCGACGAGCGGATTTGTCCGCTGCGGCCGCCATGACGTCGATCTCGGTCACGAGGCGGCCACCTCCCGAGCCATGAACTCCTTAATCCACTCCTCGGTGATTTTCGCGATCACACTGTTTTCCGGCGTGTCGCTGGGTTGGATGGCAAGGAACCACCGTTCCGCCGGGCGCGACGGGCTGGGGGCAATCCCCGGTAGACAATCGTAGTTGTGCCCTCGCTCGCTCGCAATGGACCCAACCAGACAGCAGCAGTCTCCCTCGTAACAAGATCCATCGATTTTCCCGGCCCGCAGCCTAGCCAATAACTCCGGCACTTCTGGACGAGCGTGAGAAAGAATATCAAACAAATCCTCTTTGGTCCCGCCGAGGTCGGCCCCGCTAGGGTCGGCCCCGCGGAGGTCGGCCTCGCTGAGGTTGGCCCCGATGAGGTTGGCCCCGCGGAGGTTGGCCCCGCTGAGGTTGGCCCCGCGGAGGTTGGCCCCGCTGAGGTTGACCTTCGCGGTGACCGCTGCAATAAGCGCGTCTCTAACGGTTTTTGCCGCGCACTCGAACAAAACCCGATTTGTCCATCGATGCCAGATCTGGATGAGGCTCACTTCGCCACCTCCGGCGACCGAAAACTTGATACCAACCGCTCCGCCTCATCCCGCGCGTAGACCTGCCAATTCCGATCCCCGACGAGGTTGCAAACCACCTCGCCCGACTCCGACACGGGACCGGAGAAAGTGGCCCGGAAGTGATCGCGGCCCATGTGCCGGATCGTGACGACGACTTGGGACTTCTTCGCCTTGCCGACGATGAACTTCATGTCCTCCGGCGTCTTCTCCTCCTGTCCCTCCTCTTCCTGCTCCCCGCCTTCACGCGGAGCTTTCACGCCCTCCTCGTCTTCATAACCCCACGAAACGGAAGGAGCGTCCGCGGCTTCCTCCTCCTCCGGATCTCCAAACGGATCGTAATCAGCGCCCTCCGAACTGGTGTTATGCCAACGCACGTCCGGCAACAACATCCCCGGCCACGAATGCATCGGCTGACCGCTGCGGATGTCGTCGTCCGTGGCTCGACGGATCAGAAACTCGTCCGGTTCCTCGGCTCGGCCCGTTTCGAGGATGTCCGCGATCGCCTCATCATCGCCCGCGTAAAGCTCCCGAACGTAATGCTCGAAGGTCGCCGGCGTGATCGTCAGTTCGCGCAACTCGGACCGCCGGTAGTCGCGGATGACCCGGTCCATCCACTGGCAGAACGTCTCCCCGTCGCTGATGATCGGCGCCATGTACGCGTCCCACTCCGCCCACGCCGCTTCAAGCGAAGCATGTTGCTCGGGGACGTCGATCGTCTGTTCATCTTCGAACTCAGCGCCGATGGTGTAAACCCGACCTTTGAGCTGCCAATACAGCAGCCCGTCTGATTCCCCGCCCTGATGGATCGGCAAGACGTCCGCGCGGTAGCGTCGGCCCCGGACGTCGATCTCGTCCCAGCCGCTTCGCCGCTTCTGGTCGCGTTTCTGCTCTTCGGTGAGGACTGGCGCGGGAAGATCCCCAAACAGTCCGCCCTTGACGTACGGACCATCGTTGCCGTCCTCGCTCTTGTCCCTGACGGCGAGCTTCGTGCCGATCCGGATGGACGCGAGGTGGAACGCATCAACTTCCGCCCAAAGCATCCCGCTCGGTCGCTCCAGCTTTCCCACGTAGCTCATTTCTTGGAGCACATTGATGACCCTCTCCCGGGGTTCTTTCGTCAGCGCGACCAGGTCGCTCACTGCGATTGGCTCGTCGTCGCCTTTAAGGATCTGATCGACGAGGTACATGGCGATATTCGCCTCAAGAAGATTGGCCGATCGGTCCAGGATCCCCGGGCGTACGCGTGGAAGGGATTTGGCCATTAGATCGCCGCCTCCGTGGTTTCAAGAATGGTTGATTGAATCATTATCGTTGTCTAATGGTCGGGGGAAATCTGGCCGTTGTGTACAATCACATCGGCAGGTCTCCAGACTCGTCACACAGCCCCCTAGCCTGGCAGGGCCATTAACGGGGGCAATATTCCTCGCGGCACTGAGCGTGCCGGTTTGAGTAACATGCGGGTTGGCCGATCTCCGGTTATTCAGCTCCCGGCCTGTTGTGGGGTCCCGTCATCGACGGGAACGGGAGCTTCTTCCCCCACTTGGCGGGCGATCTTGCGCATAGTCGTGCGGGTCACTCCGAAGTCCAGAGCGATGCTCTCTTCGGTCTCGCGGGTTTCCTTCCGGGCGAAGTAACGCCGAGCCAGCGCTTGCCGCTGGTCGGGCGTCAACTTGTACCGCCGATCAATGATCAGGCTCATCAGTAACCACTATACACGAAACACTACCCAAACACTAACCAGCGGTAGGAAATTGGTTAGTAACTGCCGTAATATGGGGCGGCATGATTGCGTGCATGGAACACACAGATCCAAGGGCAAAACTCGTCGAGTCCACTTTGACTCGATATGGCCTGTCGTATCGGTGGCTAGCCGATCGGATGCATGTTACGCATCACACTATCATTAGCTGGTTGCAAGGTCGTTCGAGACCCAAGGACCAATTGGTGTGGCGGCAGATGCTCGAAATTTTGGGCGAGTACGAAAACGCCGTGCAATCAAGCCCGCACATCAAAGTGCGACGTGTGGGAATAAGAGAAATCCCCCTTTATGGCGGTATAAGTGCAGGAATGCCACATTCTCAAGAATCAACAGTTGAGATCATGCAAGTCATGGACTGGGGATCAACAAATGAGCGTTGGGCTCGCATCATTGAAGGCGAATCCATGTCTCCTTTGTTGCAACCCGGCGATATCGTCGTGTTTGAAGATCGAAAATGGGATCAAGGGCACGTTGTTCACGCATTTGACGGCGGCGAGGATTTGGTAAAGGTGGCGCGCGGCTTTGGTGAGGATGTGCGCCTCATTCCGGTCAATCCCGAATATCCAGTGATTTCCGGCAAGACCATGAACATTAAAGGGGTTGCCGTCGAGCGAATCCGGAAGCTGGCGAACGACGTGACCGAGACGCAAACATTCCGCCACGGGATGCGCCACTCGGTCTCAACGGGACTCCCCAATAACTAACCACTTTTCTCCCAAAATCCTAACCAAAAACTAACCAGTGGTGATACACTGATTCTTGCAGGCAGCACAACGGCCTGCAGGAGATCAGTGATGAAACACGATTTATCGTCTGAAAAGCCTCGACTGAACCGAGTCGCCCGATCCCGGACCAACCGCGTCCGGTACTCTCCCGCCCCGCGCGCCGTGTTGCGCGCCGCCGATACCGACCGCGCCGATCGCGCCGAGCTGCGCGACTATATGACGCCCGTTATGCCCGCCGGTTGGTCGCTAGAAATCCCCGACGTCGATGCGCTGGCCGCCGACGCCGAAGTTCGCCATGCCTGGCAGGTTTGCTGCCGCCTCCACGTCGCCGCCTGACGCCCCAAGAAACCATCATGCCTACCCAAAATTACCGACTGTTATCGATGACCGTCCGCGACTTCAAACGCATCAAGTTTGCTGAGATCGACCTCAGTAACAGCCTGACGATCATCGGCGGCAAGAATGCCCAAGGCAAATCCTCCGCCATCGACGCGCTGGTCAGCGCGATCGGCGGCAAAACTTACGCCCCATCGATGCCCATCCGTAAGGGCGCCGAGAAGGCGGAAACCATCGTCAAAATCGACACCCCGCGCGGTGTGCTCACCGTCCGCCGCTACTTCACCGCCGCCGGTTCGGCCGTCGAGGTGCGAAACGAGGAAGGCATGAAGCCCACCGCGCCCCAGGCGTTGCTCGACAGCCTCATGAGCACGGTCGCCCTGGATCCGCTCGCGTTCACCCGCAAGGACCCAAAGAAACAGGTCGAGGACCTGAAGCGCATGGTCGGGCTCGACTTTTCCGAGCTCGACCGCAAAGCCGCCGCCCTCACCGACGCCCGTAAAATCGCCAACGCCAAGGTCAAGGAACTTGAAGCCAAATTCCGCGACATGCCGCCGATCCCGGAGGGCACGCGTGACGAGGAAGTCAGTCTGTCGGCATTGTCCGAAGAGCTGGAACGCGCTTACCTGCACAACGCCGAACGCGACCGACTCGACGCCGAAGCCGACCGGCAAAATGAACGGCTGAGAACCGCCGATCTTTGGATCAGCCAAGCGGAAAGCAAAGTCATCGAGCTCCGCAATCAGCTGGCCGAAGCGGAAGTTACGTTAGCCCGTTACCAAGCCGGTCGTGGGCCCATTGAAGCCGAAGCGCAAGCCGCCGCCGCTGCGGTCGCCGCATTCGAGCTCAAAGACACCGACGCGCTCCGCGCCGCGATCGCGTCCGGCGAGATGATTAACCGATCCGTACGGCAAATGCGCAAGGTCCAAGCCGCTCGCGAGGAATGGCGCGCCGCGGCTCAGCAAGCCGAAGCACTCACCGCCGAACTGGCCGCCATTGATGAGGAGAAGCGCAAGCAGTTGGGCGCCGCCAAGTTCCCCGTGGATGGACTGACGTTCGACGAAACTGGCTTGTTCCTCAACGGCATTCCGTTTGCGCAAGCGAGCAGCGCGGAACAGCTCCGCGTATCGGTCCCACTCGCGTTTAGCGAAGCGCCGAACCTCAAATTCGCCATCATCAAGGATGGCAGTCTGTTGGATCACGACAGCCTGGCGCTGGTGGCCGAACTCACCGACAAGGCGGGCGGCCAGCTCATCCTTGAGCGCGTCGGGTCCGATGACATGTGCTCGATCGTGATGACCGAGGGCGTCGTCGAAGGTCAGCAGCCGGAATTGGAGGTTGCGTAACATGCGCCTCGTTGGTGTGCACGTTGTTTACGTCCAGTCGTCGAACATTACGCGACTGGCCTACCATGCGGAATCCAACCGCATGCAAGTCACGTTCCGGGCCGCGAAAGGCCCGGGCACGACCTACGAGTACGACGCCGTCCCGCGCAATGTCTGGGACACTTTTCACGCGTCGGACAGCAAAGGATCCCACTTCGCCAACCACATTCGTGGTCACTTTGCCGGCCGAAAACTGGACATTTTCCAGGACGAGGTGTGGGCATGATCGCGCTCGCCGAAGCGGAAGTTTACAGCCGTCGCAACCGCGACGGCCATTACACGTGGGGCGGCGTCAAGCTGCCCAGCGTCACCACCGTACTCGGTCTGATCGGTTCCGACCACCTGTACATGTGGTACTCGAAGATGGTGGCCGAAGAGGTCGCCCAGCTCGTCACGCGCCGCGCGGAAGGCTTTCTCGACCCCGAGGAGTGCGATGAAGCGCTCCTCGACTGGAAGTCCCGCATGACCGCGGCGGTCCGCTATCGCGACCACAAAGCCGCGATCGGGTCCATTACCCACCATGCCATCTATGAGCGTGCGATGGGCATCAGCCCCGGTCACGACGCCATCGAGAACCTGATGCGGATCGGCATTGAGATCGGCGTCATCGACCCGAACAAAGACACCGACCCCGCCGACCCGTACGGTCAGCGACTGGCGCGTGAGGCTCGCCACTACGTCGAGTCCGCCTACCGGTGGCTCGACGACGAGGTGCCCGACTTTGAAGCGATCGGTCAAGAAGCGGTGTGCGTTTCGCTCACCCATAGTTACGCGGGCACAACCGACGCGATCGTCAACCGCACGCGCAAGTCCAACCGACGGCTGCACCTCGACTTCAAGACGTCGAATTCCATCGACGAAAAGAAATTCCGGATGCAAATCGAAGCGTATCGCCGCGCGGACTTCATCGGTCTTATGGCCGACGGATCCGAGCACGAGGTTCCGCCGACCGACGGCGTCGGCATCGTGTGGGTTCGCCCGATGGATAAGACGACCATCCACGAGTTCGACGTCAGCGACGAGCTTTTCGAGGGATTTCTGAGCGCTCGGCACCTGTACGGCGTGCTCCACGAGATGCCCAAGGCCAACCACCGACCCCGCGCCGCCCGCGCCGACCGTCCCGCCGCCGCTGCGCGGACCGAGAAGGCTCGACAGCCTAAGGAGTGCCCGTTCTAATGCCGCTCCTCGACATCCAAACCGCAAACAACCAGATCGGCAACATCCGGATCGGCGCGAAAAAGGTGTCCGCCAAGTCCGGCAAGGAATACCCGGCCGCCCTTGACACGTTCCGGTTCACCAGCCACGTAAAGAGCGCGATCGACGAGTGCGCCCGCGTGTTTGGCGGCGAGGTCGTCCCCTGGGACGGCCACCCCGGCCAGTGGGAGGTGATCACCGAGCGCAAGGAAATCCGCGCGCTTGCCCACGGTCGCCACTCGCTGAGCCAATGGTACGAGCAGTGGGTAAGCGGAGGTTGTACGCATCGATGCGACGGCGTCACGTGCACGCGTCGCGATGCCGACGGCACCGAGTACCAGCAAGACTGTACGTGTGATCCTGAGCTTCGAGGCAAGGTCGAGGGCCGTCGGATCCTCGGCTGCAAACCGTGCTCCCGGCTGAGCGTGATGCTCACCGAGATCAACTCGACGGGCCGGTGGTTGTTTACGTCGGGCGGCAAAATCTTCGCGACCGAGATCGCCGGTTACTTCGAGACGTGCCAAGCGCTGAACCTTCCCGATTTCTTATTCGTGGTCCTGACGCTTGAAGAGGAAGAGATCAAGAAGCCCGGTCAGAAGCCGGAGAAATTTGTGGTGGTGCGGTGCAACCTCGACCCAAACCCGCCTAACTTCCTCGGCCGCATCGTCTCGCTGGTCCAAAGCTCGCAGTACGTGCTGCCGTCGTCCAATCCGGGCGCTCCCGCGATTGGCGCCGGTCAAGCTCCGGCCTTCGGTGCCGGAGTGCCAACCGACCAAAAAGCGGCCGCGGCCCAGTATCTCCGAGACATTGGGCTGACCGAGGACCAAAAGCGGCGACTCGCCGCCACGGTCAAAGCGGCCGGCAAGACGTTGACGCATACCGTGCTCGCCGCCAAAGCGGCCAACCTGCGAACGTTTGCCGAGATGAGCCGGTTTGCGCAACGTGAAGAAGCGAGCGGGGACGATGAGTCCCCGTTCCCGCCGTCCGAACCCGCGCCGACGCCGACCAGCAATCCCGCGCCCGTCGCTCCCTCCGCGATCATCGAAGCGGAATTTGTAGCCGACGCGGAAACGCCAAACGCTTACCTTAAAGGCATCGGCATCGAAAGCGAGTCGGATTTCTTCGACCTAATTGCCAAACTTGACGAGGTCGGCCTGCCGTTTGAGAAGACAATTCACGACGCGGAAACCGGCGGCATCAGCACCGTGGCCGGTTTGTACGACTACATTGAACACCTCACCCACCGGCAAGAAGGTCTGTTTTGAGCCGGTCGATTTGGTTTGCGCCGTCGCAGTTGGCTTACCTTTGGATGGAGTGCAAACGGTGCTACTGGCTCCATCACAAAGGGCTCAAACGCCCCCGCACCGAATTCGCGCCGATCTTTAACCGGCTCGACCAGGCGCTAAAGAAGGAGTTCGCAAAGGGCATGCGGCTCGACTGGCTCGGGATCCCGGGCCAGGTCCACAGCACAGGCGGCAAGGTTTGCAGCGTCGATCTTGGCCGATCTGGCATCGAAGCCCGCGTGTTTGGCGAGTACGACCTTCTTGTCACCATGGAAGGCGGGGGATTTGGAGTCTACGACTTCAAGGTCACGCGGCCCAACACCGAAAAAATCGCCAAGTACACGCCACAGCTCAGCGCGTATGCGTTCGCGCTAGAAAACCCGGACCGGCACAAACCGATGTCCGTCACGGCGGCCGGGTTGATCTACGTCGATTTCAACCTGGCGACCCTCGTCGAAACCCCGCCGACGCTGACCGATATGTACACGCTCTCCCACGAGCCGGTCCCGCTCGACGTCCCCGGATTGCGGTCCGTGTTGGCCGAAATGCTCGACGTCATCGACCGCGACCGTCCCCCGGCCAGTGGTCCCGACTGTCCGTATTGCGCCCACGCCAACCGTCTCGCCGCGCTGGCCGCCGATCTTCGAGGTGCTCACCAATGATTACCTTTAACCTGGCCCCCACCATCCACGCCGACCCAGTCACCGCTCCGACGATGTACATTTACCACCCATTCGACTCGCTGCCGGATAACGCCGCCTGTTATCCCGACCTGCACGACATCGCCGCCCGCATGGCCGACGCCGACGCGACCACCGGCCGAGTCCGGTTCGGCACGCCGCTATTCTGGGAGTTCCGCAACCTGTCGGCCGAGCAAACCGACCGGCTCAGCTGGTTTCTTAGCGGCGCCCGCTACCAGCGGTCCCAAATGGTCGAGACCGACCAAATGGGCGACACGCCCCCCGGCGAACCGGTGGTCACCGTCGGCCAATGCATCGCCATCGCCATCGTCGCGATGATGGCGATCCTCCTCGTGACCTGCATCCTGTTTGGCCTAGCCCTCCTCAACCAAGCCAACGCCCCGTCCAGCTTCATTGGGGGAGGGGTGATTTAGTGTGGTTACACGTCCCTTTACCGGAATTTCGGTCTGCAGCGGTTACGGGGGAATCGACATGGGACTCAACCTTGTGTTCGGCCCAACTTTTCGCACGATCCTGTACTGCGAGAGGGAAGCATTCCTCGCCGCTAATCTGGTCCAGAAGATGGAAGACGGCCTCTTGGATGAAGCTCCTATCTGGAGCGATCTTGCCTCAATCACAGATGCAAGCGTCCGCAATTACGTTTGGGCGGCAACTGGGGGGGGCGTCGGAATTCTCTTCGGCGGAATCCCTTGTCAACCTCATTCCGTGGCCGGAAAGCAGCTGGGTGCGGCAGATGATCGCGACCTTTTGCCAGATTTTCTCGTCGCCGTCGATGCGTACGATCCCCAATCGATCTTCGTCGAAAACGTCCCAGGGGCGCTTAACACTGGCTTTCTCGGCCGAATCCGATACGAATTGGAAGGAAGAGGCTACGCAGTTAAAGCAGGACTATTTAGCGCGGAGGAAGTCGGCGCGTCGCATTTACGAAAGCGGCTTTATGTCTTGGCCATCCGCCAAAGTCTCGCGCGGCGGTTACTGCTACAGTCGCGGCGACCACGACGACACGATCTTAACTCTGGAAGGAGCAGCCGCCATGTGGGCGACCCCGCAAACGCCGAACGGCGGTCGGACGTTGACGCCGCAACAACTGGCCAACCATGGTTTGACGGAAACCGGGAAGCGACAAGTCGGGCTGGAGAATTTGGCGACCGCGTGGGCGACGCCGACTGTTTGGGAATCCAGACAAGAGGAGACAAGTCCGGCGGACCTGCATCGCAAAACCCCGGGCCTCAGGGCGGAAGCCCAATTGTGGGCGACGCCAAAGACGTCGGACACAAACGGGATCCGGAAGGACGACGAGAAACGTGGTGTGGGGCTGAACACGGAAACGGCCAACTGGGCGACCCCCAGAGCAACGGACGGGGAAAAGGGCGGACCGAACCAAACCTTTGGGACGGGCGGCACGCCCCTGCCAGCGATGACGGCCAGTTGGCCGACGCCGACGACGATGGACGCAGGACGCGTGACGAAATTTGCGCAGGGTGGGACGCCGTTGCCGATGGCGGCAAACCATTGCCTCTCTTCCCTCCGGGCCCAGGATTGGGTGGTTCTGGCGTGGTCGCTGACATCCGAAAACTTTACCGACGCGACCCTCAGCGAGCTTTCCGACGTTTTAGAGCGGAATTTGCCAACACGCTCAGATGGCTCGAAATCCTTGAAATCGCCCCCGACCTTGCGCCGGCGGTTGAACCCGAAATTCGTGGCGTGGCTGATGGGCATTCCCATCGACTGGATGAACTTCGGGCACTTGGAAACGGAGTCCTGCCCATCAACGTCGCGCTCGCATTCGTTAGCCTTCTCGCACAGTTCATGGAAGGCGGCGATGCGGATTCGGCTGCATGACGTGCAACAACGCCGACTATCCGATCCCGAATACGCCCCCAAGGTGGAGATCATCAAACGGGAGGGAGAATGACTAGTAATATTGCGGCAACAGTTCAAGACGGGTACCGGAATTTGATCCATTTGATTGACATTGATTTGTGGGATCTTCAGCCGGGTTCACCGGAGGCGTGGGAAGCCTTCCGATCCTACAAACAAAACATTGAATCTAAGTGCCCTAACTGGGTGCCAAGCGAATACGCCGTAGGATTTAGCGGTGCCAAGCCGGCGTTTGAGGGCGAGCGTACGGCGGTTGCTAAGTTGTTCGCGCTGATGGTCCGAGCGTGCGGATACGTTGAACCTCACTCGCATGAGTGGCTTGGCTATCGTTGGAGCATCAAGGATCGCCAATTGGTGTCCGTGCCTGTGAGCGAAGAAGCGCAATGTGACTTTTGAGCAACCTATTCATGGAACAGCCCATTGGCACTCGGCAATGGTGGCCAAAGTTCTCAAGGATGGCAGCACGCTTAATGATTGGGTCACCGCGACAACGACGGGCTCAACAAATGACAAACCCCAGGAGGCGAAACCTTGACTACCGAACAGAAGAACGAGTTGATGACGCTTTGGTTAAATATGATCGACGGCAGGGACCGTAACTACCAGAGTTGGCGAAGCGATCCCGAATTGTTGCACCGGTACGATTCTCTTGGCATTGAGAACCGCACATGGTTAACGGCTTTTGACGATGTTTTGGGCAGTTACGCGCGGGTTCGGCTGACCGCACGTTTTCTCTGCGTCCGCATCCTTGAGATTTTTGAGTTGGGGATCAAGCACACAATCAACAACCAAGATCCGCAGGTTGTTGAGGCGGTGAATGCCATCTACGCTCAGCCGACCGGGTTTGAACCCGAGCTACTCTCGACGTTCGCGCTACTGGCGCAAGACGCAAGGGACTTTGCCGATCGGGCGGTTCTGATCAAATTCTTTGAACCAAAGATCGGAGACCGAGCGGTCGTTCGGGGGGAGGAATCGCTGGAAATGTTTACGGTCGCTGACGTGAAACCTGGCAAATATGGGGACGCTATAGTCACGTTTTGCCGACCGCTATGGGGCTTTACGGTTTGGTCATCTAGACATATCGTGAAGCGATTAAAAAGCGGTGAAACCCTCAAAGATTGGTGGCCAGCCCCTACCGAGGAGAAGAAGTCCTGAGGCGGGCTCCCGAATCCCCCGTTGTCCTGGTGGACCGCATCCTGTCCCGCCACGGGCTCACGCGAACCCCCGAGGTGAACGCTTACCTCAACGCCACGGTGGACACCATCGCCCACGGACTCACGCGCAAGGACATGGATCGCCGCCACGCCCACCGAGTTGCCGCCGGAATCTCCGGCCCGATTGATATGGAAATCCTTGCCGTTCTGCAAGCCGACCGCGATGCCTAACATCATCCAAATTGACCCGACTCCCGTTCCGTTGGCGCAATACGCCCGCGCGATGGGGGTGGCCGAGGAAACCCTTCTTGCGTGGCACGCGACAGGGGAATTTCCGGTCCTTCAGCGGATTGGACGCCGGTGGTTTGTCATGCCCGCGCTCGTGATAGGATTATCCGCAGATGGCAACTCTAAGGAAGGACGGCCGATATCAGGCGGTGTACAGGGACCCGACAACGGGCCAGCGCAAGACGGTGTACGGAATGACCAACCGCGAAGCCGAGGACGCCAAACGGGTGGCACTGCAAGCGGCAAACGCAACAACCGAGGGGAATGGACCAACCCCCTCGATTGAGCTGACATTGCACGACCTCGCGGGGCTGTTATGGTTTCCCGAAGTCCTTGCCAGCGCCCGCCCCAACACGATCAGAAAATACCGGGTGGCCTATGATCACCACATCCGGCCACGTTGGGGCAGCCGGACAATCGACACGATCCGCCCCGCCGAGGTGCAACGCTGGATTAACGATATGATGGCGACCGGTATCCCACCGGCGAGCATTTCGTTCTATCGCGGATTGCTAAGCGGCATCCTGAAGCGATGCGCGCGGGAAGGCATCGTGGCGACAAACGCGGCCAGTTTCGCCCGAATGCCCAAGCGCCCGAAAAGGGTCCGGTACGCGGACATCGACACCATTAAACGGCTGCTTGCCTCTGTCGAGGGTACGCCGCTCGCCGCCCCCGTATTTCTCGCCGCCGTGCTGGGGATGCGCCGAGGTGAAGTGTGTGGACTCCGATGGACCAACATCGACCGCGACCAACGGCGAATTAGAGTCAGCGAACAAAGGATGATGCAGCGGCAGCCGGTCAAAGGCAAACAGGTTCGCACCGGCGAACTGAAAACCGCCGCATCAGTCCGTTCGTTCCGCCTGCCGCCGCTCCTATTTGACGCTTTGGAGCGCGTCGGGAACCTTGACAGCGATTATGTGTGCACGGGTCCGACCGGCAAACCCTGGAATCCCGAAAAGTTGACCGAATATTGGGCGCATCGCCGCGACGAGTTGGGCTTTGCCGACTGGCATTACCATGATCTGCGCCACGCCGCCGCTTCAACGCTCGCCGCCCTTGGCGTGGATCTTCTGACTATTGCGTCGATTCTTGGCCACCAAAAAGTGGACATGACCCAGGTCTACGCCCACGCTCAGGAACGGACCGCGAGTATAGGGTTTGATGCGCTCGCGAAAGCAATTTTTGGCTCATAGTATGTCAATGACATACCGACAGAGAGGAATTTGAACCTATTGGCGGAGAGGGAGGGATTCTCCATCCGTGGGTTCAAAACGGTCGATTAGGCTCAAAGTTCGGCGGTTTAGGCGGGTTTGACACACCTTGAGCCGGGCAATTGACATACCGCGAGTGTGTCACCCGATTGCCTACTTTTTGGGCTCCTGAATCGCCAGCAAAACCCACACGATGGCGGATGGCGCTTTGCGGATCGCGGACAACACGGCAGCCAAAACGTCGCGTTCTTGCTCGGTGACACGCCACTGGATCTTTTCGCTTTTGGGGTTGTCCTTCGGCGGTCGGCCACGTGGTCGCGTCGGCTGCGGACCGATAATGTGGCCATCGACGTGTAAAAATTCGTCGGGTTTTTGTTGACCTTACTTGTGTCAGCAGGTTTTATGTTATATAATATAAAACGTAAGGGAGATCACTGCCATGACCACTCAAACGACCTTTAACCGCAGCCAAGTTTTCGCCATTATGCTCGCCGCCGGTTTTGATAACACCGAAGCCGCCGGCCGAATCCGAATCGCCGCCGACGACCGAACTCGACTTTATGTCTCCCCGACCCGGACTCTTAAGCCCCTTGACGGCAATGGCAAAGTCTGGGTGGACGTCGCCCCTTCCCGCTGGGATGATCCAACCTACGTCGACGGGCTGGAGAAACAAACGTTAAAGCGAATGGGAGCTCGCTTCTAAAATTCGTCAGCCAGGCCGGTCAATCGGCCATGACCACCAATAGGATTACTGCCATGACCACTACCAACACCACCGACAACCTCGTCATTGTTACCGACCTGATCGCCAAGGAAATTGCCGAACTTCAAGGATCGGACGCCAACCAATTTGCACAAATCCATTCGACCAGCCGGGGCAACAATTTCGCCGCCCTCATCCTGGGACCGCGATACATCAAGGTCGCCGAGCGCTGGTCGGACGACAACACCACTCTGCACGACGAATATTACGGGATTGACAAGATCGTTCGACTCGGCAACCCAGACGCCCACGAGATCGCTGATTTCATTGAGGAGAATCGCGACATGATCGCCAAGATCATGGTTGGCGCGGACAAGGCATGGACCGGCTCCGATTACGCCCCTGATTGGTCCGACGACGCAATCGACGCGATTGAAGCGCTCCGCTCCAAGGTTGGCCCGTACCGATTTACGCCGGTTGTCGCTGGCGATCGCGACATGGCGGACGGCTGGGTGGATGCATCGGCAAACGAAATTGTCGCCGGGCTCGGTCGGGGAGTAGTTGCGACCGAGTTGCTCGAAAAAGAAATCGCGTCGATCGATTTAGAATGGATGGACGACGATGTCCGAATCGTTGTTGATGCCAACGACCTCCGGGAGTGGATCACGGCGCGAGTGGCCAAAATCCAAGAGGCCGAGACCAATTGATGCCGACCCCCACCCCACCCCGAAAGGGAGGCGCCCCCCGAAAATCTCCCGGGGGCGTCGTCAACCGCTCGATCACGCTCCCCCGGGAGATGGTCGAGCGGATCCGGCAGCTGGTGGCCGCCGGCCATGCCGCCTCATTCTCCGATCTAATCGTTCGCGCCGTCAGGTCGGCTTACCCGGAAACAGATATCGCGCCCTAACCCCAACCGAACTCGGCCGCCAGGCGGGCCAGGTGCGCCACATCCGTGCCACTAAAACCTTCCGGCTGGTCGATCCATTCGATCACGCCAAACTGGCGGTCGTCAAAAAAAACGCACCCCGCCAAGGGCTCGACCAGGCGCGGATCCGCCGGACCGTCCACCGGCGCCAATCGAAACCGTGGCTTGGCCAGGTGGACGACGACATGGCCCTCTAAGCGGAATTTGATCATGGCGCCAGTTTAGCCCGCCTGCAGCCGCTTGGCCGCGATCTCGCAGTTGCGTTCATCGATGTCGATCCCCACCGACGCCAGGCCGAGCCTGGTGGCCGCGACTAGCGTCGTGCCGGACCCCATGTAAGGGTCAATGATTAACCCCGGCCGCTTGTAGAACCCGATGCACCATTCCATGAGCGCGATGGGCTTTTGGGTCGGATGCACCCGGGGAACGCCCTTTTCGCTCGCCTTCCGGAAACCATCCCATAAGTGGTGAAAAATCCGGTCCGCGCGGCCGCCCGTGCCTTTCGCCCAAGCGATCTCGACGCACGACATGGCGTTTACGTTGCCGCTTCGCTTATCCCAAACCAACCATCGGCCGCCCTCCGGCAGCCGGGACGCGTAGTGACCGGCGCCCCACAGCAGCACCTGGCGGTACCGCAACCATGGCCGGGGATCAAACGGTTTGTCGTCCCCGATGATCCGCATCCCCGCAAATTTGGTCGTCCGAAAGCACCGATGGACGTAATTGATGCCGTAGGGCGGATCGGAAATTACAGTCCCTTCAAACTGGTCGACGGCCTCCCGACAATCGCCATGGTAGATCCGGGTCGGTCCGATTTCGCAGTACAACCGGATGCCCGGGGAGGACGAATGTTTGCTCGGAGCCATGGCCCATGGTTGCATCGGACCGCCGCCCATATCTACGGATAGGTAAACATGCGTCTACTATTTCTGGCAGCGGCAACAAAAAAGCCCCCCGGCCATTATTCGGACGGGGGGAAGATTAAAACTCCGGATTTGTCAGAGTTTTGGCAACACGTTCAATCGAAACCAATTGGCAAACCGATCCGCGATGTACTGCATGCACCGCTCGGTCGGGTGGGTTTTGTCGCCGGTAATGTATCGGGTGTTGATATCGCCATCCCCCGCCGTGTAAGCGCCACCAAAACCGGTATTTCCCGTTCCTGAAAGCCATCGTCCGCTTGCGTCTGTCGAGATCGGCATGTAGAACAGGTAGGGATCTGTGGTCAGCGGCAGCGCGGCTTTTTCCTCGGTCTCTACGGCAATGTAAGTGGCGAGGTCGGTGGACAAAATGTTAGGCGTAAAAACACCAGTGACAATGATCGGCACCGACGAGTAAACCGCCCGGATGGCGTTATACAAGGCCTTCATCGCCGTGCCCGCTTGGCCGTAGACCAACAGCTTGCCACCGTTGGTGTAGGCTGCGTTTCCAGAAACGGGCGTTGTTAGAGCGGCGTCGGAATAAAGCCCGAATGTGGTCGAGCTGTAGCCGGTGACTTTCATGTAATAGGTTCCGTTCGCCGCCGTGTTGCCGTTAACCGACGACACCAAAACCTTGTTTCCGTCGGCTCCGTTATGCGCGATCGTCGTGGTGCAAACGATCGGCGTTGCGTTCGTGGCGTTGCTGATCGTGCGGCCGTTGTCGTTGACGCTGCCCATGACGACAATCACGTCGGGGGCCTTGTAAGGGACAATGGTCGTCATGCCGCTCGGCACGATAACCGACTGCCCAAAAAGATCTTGGGCCGCTCGACCGCCGTATGTCGGGTTAAGTTGCGACGGACCGGTCGCCCATAGCCCCGTGCCGCCAACACCCGAGGTCACGCAATCAGACCACCCGAGCCGGTCGGCGGCTTCCTGAGGCCACGTGCGCGAAACGGTGATGGGAAATCCGCCACCGCCCGCGCAATACGAGTCCCCGAGGAACACAACCCGCACTTGGTCCGAATCTGCAACCGGCCACACGCGGTAGCCGGTTGCGACGTAAACACCATTAAATTTGGAGCCTAGTGCGAACTCAATCGTGTATTTCCGCACGCGAGCGCCGCCCGTGCTGGAAAAGTCAAGTTTAACGCCGCCGACACCTGAACCCGATCCGATTTTTTGCGCGCCCGTGGTCAGCGGTACATCGTTGATGTAAATTTTGACCTGCGGGGTCGCGACGGTCGAGATGGCGACCGCCGGAGCGTCAGACATAAACGACACTTTGCGGAACGTGCCGTTAACGCCCGTCCCGATGTTTCCGACGTTGGACGAGCCAATGTGCGACGAAATGCCCAAAGCGCCCTGGAGCGACGACGAATAGACCCAATATTGCGCCGATTGGTAGGTAAACGCGGAATCGTTGGTGCCCGCTACGTATCCGTTGCTGAGCCCGCTTGGCGTGCTAGTGTAATACGAGAGCGCCGGAATGTCGAACGCGTTACTTGACGGCTGCACCGGGCCAAGATAGACCCATGAGCACGTGTTGTCCGTGACCGGCTGCGTTGGGTCAGTGCTCGACGGGCCAGAACCCGAAGACGCCGTAGTCCCACCGGACGACGAAAACAGCGCGTACATGTTGCCGCCCGCTTGAACCACGCTGCCCATATCGCCTGCCGTGTACGTCGTGTTTATTGCCCACGCGGGGGGCTGCGTCAAGGGCGTAACTGTTGCTCGATTGTTCGTGAGCGAACGGGCGGCAAGGCGTCGAAGGCGTTCACCGAGCTGGTTAATAAAAAACGGGGCTCCCGCCCCGTAAAGTTCGCCACGACTCAAAGGGGTTGTGCTCATCGCCGCGCCCTCCCGAATTCAGCCTGGGAACCCACGTACAACCGGGTTGGCGTATTGGCCGATGCTCCGTAACCCGCGGCAAATCCCGTGGTAGAAGTCCCCGCCGAGCCGTCGATCGTGCCGCCAAAATTTACGCTGCACGTGGCGTTAGCGGGCGACGCGCCGACCGTGGCCGAAACGCGAACGCAGACCGCGCCCGTAGGAAGGCTGGTAATGGCGTTTGTGCCGTCCGGCTTGACTTGGTTAAGGAGTGCCCACGAAATGCCCCACGTGGTCGAGGCGGGGACGGCGACCGAAACCGAGTCCCAAAGCACACCGGCGGCGTCGGTGACCGGCAACGGATTGCCCGCGCCATCCTCAAACGCAATCAGACACGTCGTTCCCGATCCCGACAAATCGCGGATCGTCAGGGCTAATGGATTAAAGTTAAGTTCCATGCGTTAGCTCGATAGGACGGTATCCGCCGTCGCTCGGTAAAAATTGGTGCCATCGCACCAAACAAAAGCGCCCCGCGCGTTCGCAATGACGATCCCGGTCCCGGTCGCGCCGATCACGTTGATCGCTTGCGATCCGGTGGTTTGGTTGGCGACAAAATGCCATCCGGCCACCAGCGGCAGGATGAGTTTTCGCTGCGCCGAAAGCGTGCCAATGACTTGAATGATGTGGTTTTGGTAAACCGCCGCCGCCGGGGTGTAGTCGGCGTCCGACGGGAAAACCGCCGCCCCGATCGGCGAGCCTGGCGCAACGCCGTTTCCGGCCAAAGAATTGATTAGGACGTCTCCGCCCGATACGTAGAGGGTTCCTGCCATTAGGGTGTGATCCTTAGCCGTCCGGCCACGGTCAAAGTCGCTCCGGTTTCCACCGTCAGCGAGTCAAACATCAAAAGTTGATGATCCAGAGGCACATAGCCCGAATCACCCGATCGAAAATGATCCTTATTGGCGACCACTGGCCCGCCGAGCCGCACGTATTTGCTGCCATCCCAAAGGTAGTTGCCGGCCAAAGTCTGCGTAATGAAGACCGTGTTGGCGCTCGGCGAGTCGCCCGGCTGCCCGACGTCTGCCGTTGACCGCATTGGGATTGCCCCCGCCAACGAAACCACGCCGGACGTGTCGAACGACGTCACTGAACCGCCCGAAGTCACGCAAGACCCAAGAAATACGCCCGTCCCGGCGGTCGGCGTCGTCGAAGGTGGCGCAGTCGTCGTGGTGTAAGTCAGCGAAACGCTCGGCGTCGAGCTAACCACCTGATATTTCAACCAAAGGTAAACCCGCGCCGTGTTGTTCGGTACCGTGATTGTCCCGCCGCTGGGCATATCGACAAGTCCGTAGATCATCGCTTGACCGGCGCCGACCGTGACCAAAAGCCCCGACGCCGATAGACCAAAACCCCAAAGCACGCCAAATCCCGAGCCGTAGGCAGTTGCAATATCGCCGCGCGTGGCGGCATTACCCAATTTCCAAAGAAGCGCTGAACTGTCCGCCGGTAGGACCTGCGGGGTGTTGGGCGAATTAGGTGTTGGCGACGATGCCGATGGGAGGGTGTAATGGGCGTTTGGCCCGGTCGGAATCGGCAGGTTAGCCGCAAGAAGTGAAATGCTCATAGTTAGCTAAGCCGCCTCCATGTGCGGCCGTTGTCGTCCGAGCGCCAATCCGACGGCCCGGTATCTCCATCAATTTGAGGGGCAAACGTTAGCTCACCCTGGGCCGAAATCGCGAACGCCACGTTAGACATTCCCCCGTCGGCGATCACCAACGGCGTACCGCTGGTATCCACGAACGTAAACGCCGAGGACCATGCGGTATCGCCCACGTCGCGGAATTGGCCCATTGCCGAGCCCGGCCCGCTGGTGCCCGAGTCGTAGACAAACCAAACCCGCATTTTCTCGCCGAACGGCCCCGATGCGGTGTAAAACGGTCCCGCGTTGCTCACAATTACCCCCTGATCGGCCCACGTTTGGCCGTCGTCGTCGCTGTATAGCCAGCTCACCGTTCGCCCCGATCGAACGACATAAAGGTCGTACCGATGGGTCGTCGGGTCGAGCTCAAAGCAACACTGCATCGCGTCGCCGTAGCTCGTGGCTTGGCCGGTGTAAACCCACGTTGGGCGGCTGCAATCCGATCGATAGAATTGGACGTCCCCGTTCATGACTGTGCCACGGTGATAGCGTCCGTGTTTGTCTTGGACAATCCAGCTTTGCGAACCGGAAATAGGCGGCCCGACGTAACCAGCGAACACCCATCCGCGCCACGGCCTTACGCGCGCGTATTCGGCGCCTCTCACCTGAACTAAGTAATTCTCGGACTCGATGTTAGATACGCGCCCCCGAAAATATTGAACGTTCCAGCCGTTTACCGCATCGGTGGAAGAGGTCGTCAGCACGTTGTGACCGCCGGTCCCATCAGGTGCGCCGGTCGGCGCGATCAACGCCACCGATGGGCGCGAGACGATGTACCGGCGCGTCGATCCGGTCATGTAGCCATACTGTCCTAGCCCGCTCCCGCTCCAATTCGACGGCGAACGCAAGGGTTCCGGGCATAGCGCCATCGGAGGAATGTTGCGGTAGGTGTTGTTGAGTACAAAGACCAGCGAAGGTCCGAGGGCGTAACCGGTCGTGAGTTGCTCTTGGTTAAACGGATCTTGCCAAAAATGCTTTAGCTGGGACCATTCGATCGTGCCCGAGGTGCCGTAGACAAACAGGCTCGCCGCGAGGTCGTGGAGGTGAACCGTGGGCTGCTGGGCTTGAAACACGGACAGGTAAAGCGCCATGTAGTCACCCGCCGACGCTTGTCCCGGCCCGATGTCCGTGTTTACCAGCGGGGTGTCTAACACCGTCGCGGTGATGGGGTCAAAAAATTGGAGCGGCCCCATCATAAGGCTTGGCCCGTTGGCGATCAGCAAAACCTGGTCCCGGGCGTTCAGTTCGAAGACCTTCATGTCCCCGATCGGGGCGGCATTGAGGACCAGCGGCGCGAACGTTACCGGCTGTGTGGTGTCGGTCGGGACGACCGTTAGCCGGAGCTTTGTCCCTTGACGAGTGTAGATCTTGCCCGTGGTTGCGAGTAGCCACGGATCGCCGCCATAGACCGTGCCGGAATCGTCGGAAGACGCGACCGATACGTAGGTGTCGGTGATGATGGAACTATCCCCGAACTGCATGGCTGCCGAGATGGACCAATGGTTATCGGTGCCGCTGGGTAGACGGTACGTTCCGGCCGAGGTGGCCACTTTGGCGGTCTGGCCGGTCTCCGACACAAGGTCAAGCCGCCACGAGGTGCAATTGGTAAGGCTCCCGGCGATTTGGACCATCTGCACGATGGCGCAATAGCCAAAAGGGTAGACGTCCCACCGGGAAAGGTCGAACTGCGCCACGTTGGCCCCCGCCGGGATCGTGATCGCGGTATCGGTCACCGAACCACCGGTTACCGGGGTGGTGCCGTTCAAAAACGACCATCGAGGAGCGGACGACGCACCTAAAGTAACTGACGGAACCGGGTTTGGCACCAGCCAGACCGAACCGTTTGAGCCCCACCAATACGACCCGGTGAACCCGCTCACGGTGTCCATCAGCGCCCCCAACGCCCGTTCCTGAAACGGCGGGACGACGTGCTCCGCGCGATGCTGGGTCCGCTCGCCGGATGGGATGATGCTGTCGTCGTAGGTCTGCCGGACGTCGTTAAAATAGCCCGCCGTCCCATCGCCGTTAACCCACAACTGGACCGATCCTTCAAGTTCCATGGACTGGACCGCGTAGAACGCGGACCAGTGAGCATGGTGCCAGCCGTTGTAGAGTTGAAACGGGACGTAAAGGTCCTGCAGATAAGGCAACGTCGCGGGCGGGTTCGGGAAGTGCGGGGAAAACGTGTAATGCGTCGTGTCAGCCGTCGTCCCCGCGCCGCCGTAGTCGGGATCGGTCGAAGGAATCGCAATCGACCCCGTGTCCACTGTGTCAAGACTCCAAGACGACGGCGGCGAGCCGTCGGAGTTGGGCGGAACCCAAATCGTCGCCCCGCCGCCGGTCAACGTTTCTTTGAACCAGTTGTAAGTGTGACTTCCCGGCAAAGTACCGCCCATCAGCGTCGTTTCCGGGGTCACCGCGTTGTCCCGAACGAGGTGGTATGACGTGCCAAGCGGGCCAAGCAGATTGGTGTACTGCCAATACGGATCGCCGCCGTCGTACATTTGCGTCGCGAGCTGGGCCGTGTCTTGCCCGTAAAACACAACGGGCGCTTCCGCGTCGGGGGCCAATCGAGTGGTCGATCGCGGATACGAAGGCAACATTGTAAAGTAAAACGTATTGGTCTCGGTCGTCGCGCTTCGCACGCCGCATAAGTAGTAGGGATGGCCAGAGCTATCGGTACGGTGCGAGGACGTGCCAAATACGCCGTACGTGGTAGCTCGTCGCGAATGAACCGTAACATCCGGAAGCCAAGTTGTCCCCGTGCCGCCGATGGCCGAATCTGCCCACGAAACCGGCGGCGTGATCCAGTTCGTCCCGTCCACCGACGCGCGCCAACCACACAACGCGTTAAACGTGGCGTTGACGTCGTAATACGCGCCATCGGCGAATTTGACCCGCCCGTAATTGGTCGAGGTCACCCCCGCGAGACATGAGCCCGTAACGTCAAGCGTGCCATTAAAGATCGGGACGCCGCTCGGCAACAATTCCCCGAGCCCATTGGCCGATGATCCCGCGCCCGCGAGCGCAAGCAATAACGTGCCGTCCGATTTGTACCAATTCACGGCATCCCATTTAGTGAGGAATTCTTGCGCCGACGTCACCCATATCTCAAAATTAACGAACTCTATGTAATGCCACGCGGTGGTAGGAAGGGCGCTTTCCGTGTGGGTGTGGCTGACCGATCCCCATTTGGCCGTGTATGTGATCGTTGGATAACCCGCAGACCATCCACCGCCGCCAATGTAATCGTCGTTGGCTTGCCCTACCGCATCAAGATTTAATTGGAACTTGGACGTGGTGCCTGCCGCCGAGGAATAAAGCCCGTTCACCTTTAGGTGAAACGCGACGTTTTTCACGCCGATCAGGTCGGAGTAAAACGACCACGACGCCGCGTCGTATCCGCATCGAACTTGAAGCTTGGCGTAATGCCGAATTCGCCCGGCAAACATTAGGCAATCACATCCGGACCGCCGACTGCCGAGTATCCGGCCATAAAATAGAACTTCCCAAATGTGCTCGATGCCGGGTTAAGATCCTGAACCGCCGGTACCCGAACGTGCGGCAGTTTGAGAATCTCGGCCATGTTGCTCGCGAACTGGTTGTTCCCCGCCTGGTGCCGTACGTAATTCTGCACGGTGCCCACCTGCTGGGAAATTTGCCGTTCTTGGGATTTTCTGAGAAGGGTTAAAGCGTCCATTAGAAAACAATTTCCTGAGCTTCGTACATGGCGAATTGCTGCGAGTCTTTCTCCGCACACGGATTTTCGGACCGAATGAGGAACGGCGTGCCGTCGATCGTCACCGGATCGTAATAGAGAAACCCGCGCTTTCGGTTTGAGTCCAATTCGTGCGTAATGAAGGCCTGCGGTGACTTCCAACTCGCCATTGTGAAGCCATGACACGTGAGGTCGTACTCGCGTCTTGCCGCCCAAGCCAACGCGTTGCCCGCTTCGCCTTCGCTGCCAAACTGCCCGGCGAGAACCGGGTTCATGTAATAAAGCGGGATGAAGCGCCCCAAATAATCCGGCGACGTCGGGTCAGCCGTCGGGACGCCGGGGTAAAAGTTGTAGCTTTTGACGTTCACCAGATCCACTGTCGAAAGGGACGCCGGGCCCTGAGGGTTGACGATGCCCATACATGAGGCATGGACAAAGTTGGCCTCCGGAGCGCGGGGATAACTGCGCAAGGTGCTTTGCCCGTGCTCGTTGAAAATCGGAATCACCGGAGCGTCCGACGTGTACGTATGCCCATCGCCGAGCGTCGAAGCCAAAGGGTAGGAAGGCAACGCCGACGGTACGCGCAAACTGCTATCGGTTTGCTGCGGCCCGGTGGTGACAAACGCCGCCCGGTATGTGTACGGAGCCGTCGGAGGGACAACGAGCCGCCATTTCCCGTACGTGCCGATGTTGTTATCAAACGTCAGAAACATCCCTAGGTAGGTGCTGATGACGTATTGCAAGTAATCGGCCATGTTTGTCAACGGGTTAAGAGTTGACTTGTCATCCGGGCCTTTGCCAAACAACCGAACCGCCGAGTAGGGTAACTCAATCATGTCGTCCCCGAAACCGCAACAGTTCAACACGCCCCGCACGACGTCCGTGACCAAATAGGGGCCATCGGGACCATAAAACGTTTGCTGCAATCCGGCGAACGTTTGCTCTTGAAGTCGCTGCCACATCCCCGACGCGCGAACGCTTAGCCGATAAGCAAGCGGACCGGGATAAACACGCCCCAAACCGCCGGGATAACGCTCCGACTCAACGCGGTTGACATAGCCCCGAAACAAGACGACTCGCTTTGAAGCGTCGGACGCGTCATATTCGGTTTCGATGCGGATGGGCATTTGCGACCGGACGCGAAGGGTCGGTAACACGTTGGCAAAGTCCACCGCATCCACCATCGCCATGCTGTGCGACGGGTCTCGATCCTGTCCGGTGATGCTGTATCCGAGCGCCCCTTTAACCGGCAAATGCAAGCCCGATCCGGTATCAAGTAGTTCGAACGGCGTCGTTGTCGTGATATCAAGCAACGCGTCACGGCTGATGCGCCATTGCGTCCAAATGGGCGTTTTGCTGCCGTCGGTCGAAGATGTGAACGAGCCTTTGACGTAATAGGACATCGGCGGTCCCGACGTGCCCCACGCGGGCGGGTTGTATTGCTTAAAGTTGTCCGCCGAGACCGCCGGCGATAAAACCGCACCCGTTTCCGCGTTGTAAAGATCGCAGGTGAACGTACTATCGCCGGGTGTTTCGGAGATCCAGTAAAGGGTGAACGGGTTCGCGGGATCAAACAGTCCCGACGGGGTGAACACGTCGTCCTTGAGCGTGCCCGAGGCGTAGTAATGCGGGGCGCCGATCGACACAATGCACGATCGGATATCCCGGCGGATGTCCACGCGAAGTGGGCAATCAACCGACGCCACGCCTTCCGATGACACCGACGGGACCGCGTAACTGTAGGTCTGGGTCTCGATGTCGTGACCCAAAATCGAATTGATCGCGTAGTTGGTCAGCGTTTGAATTAGGCCAGGAGCTGCGGCCGCACCGCATTGAATTAAGATGCTTCCCACCGGTCCACTGCCGCGAGTGGTGTACGGGCTGCACATGATGCGGATGTTGTGCTCAAAGCCGAACACGTGCCCGGCGGCCGCATAGCGAAAACTGGATCGGTTGACGAACAACCCAGTGTTGGCATCTTTCTCCAAGAGAAACGCCCGTCCGTCGCCGCAGAAGTGAACCGCGTATTGGCCCGTGCCTGTTGAATCCTTTGTTTCGCCCGCCGGGCCGGGGAAATAGAACGTGGTGATGCCGTCGGTCGAGTGAAACGGGGCGGCCAGCGGATTGAAGCTGAACGCAAACGCTCCAAGCGCCTGATACGTGGCGTTGGTGTGGATCACCCGATCCATCGGGTAATTGGCCGTCGGCAACACCGGCGACGGAAACGCCGTTTGGTCTGCCGTAAGAATCCCGGTGTCCCAATTGCCGCCCGAGACGAACTTTTTGAACCGTGGCGCGCCGGTGGATTGAACGCCCGAATCAGGATTAACGTTCGGAGCTTCAGAGTTGGTGAGCGACCGGTAGGAATTGATCTCGGCGATACAATCGCCCACCGTAAGCGCCGAAGAGTCCAAGTAGGATGTTGCACCTTCCGTGCGTTCCATCATCACGCCCGCGGCGTCGGCATAATGGCGCAAAGTCCACCCGATGCCTTGCCGTTTTTCGACGTTGCTTAGCTGGGCCGATGTGCTGCGGGCGAATTCGTTGTACTGCTTTTCGTAAGAGTACGCGGGCTGAACGAGGGCATATTCCGCATCGTCAAAAACGACGTGGGTCTTGCGGTTTGGCGTGACATCCATTAGCCTGCAAAATTCCCGTGGAACTGGGCCTCGCGTATCATTGCCGCCTGGTTTCCATACCAACCAAACGCGGGGGCAAACGCGCCCCGAGCCCGACCGCCAAACCCGAACGCGCCCCGCATGTCCTTAGCCGCGTAAACCAATTGCTCGGCGGCGTCGCTAAGTTTGTCCGCCGCTTTCTGTTGTGCCGCCGCTTGTCGCTCGGCTTTTCCGGGAACGCCGGGGATGGTTGATACGGACGAATGGGGCAGCAAGTCGGTGAGTTTGCCGAGCCCGTCAATGGCATAAATCGCGAACTTTTGCGCCAATCGTTCGGCTTGCTGCTTGTAGCTGTCAAACTTGGCCAAAATCTGGTCCGCCTCTTTTTGTTCGTTAGCGTTTGGCCCCGAGAACGCTAAAGCATCCTGCAATTGGTCGGGGTTAAGGCTGCGCAACCGTCGGTATTGGTTAAGCCCCAACGCCTCGCCGAATCGCGCCGCCTGCTGCGGGTCTTTGATGTTGACGAATTGCTTGATCTGGTCGATAAGCTGGGCCGCGCCGCCAGGTCGTCGAGCTGCATCCTCGGTTACTTGATCAAGCGAAACACCTGCCGCGCCAGACAACCCCGCGAGCTTTGACGCATCGGCCAGATTGGCCTTTCCCCTGAATTGAAAATCGCCAAACTCCGTGATCGATTGAACCGCGTTTCCGGCCACGACCGCGAGCCCGGCAATTGCCGCCGTGACCAACGCTACCGGGTTGTCAAGATTTTTGAATGCAAACGTGGCTAAGTTAATTGCGCCAACGAGGCTGCTCGCGTTGCTTCCTGCTCCGATGGCCGTGGTCAGCGACGGAATAGATCCGGGAACGGGAGCATTCGACGGCGGCGCGGGAAGCTGCTGCGTCACTGCACCGGCATCCGTCGGGACTTTGATGGTGACGTTTGACAACCCACGACCGGCGGACGCCACCTGCTGGAATTTGGTGGTCACATCGTCGAGTTGTTTGCCGATGCCGGTCAGCGATTTGGAGATCAAATCAAACGAGGCGGCGATCGCTTCGGCTCCGGTGAGTTTCAGTTCAAAAGTCATTGTTTCTGCCTTTGTGGGCTAAAATGAATCCGTGACGCCCCAATCGGGTTTGTGCCCTAACTGCCAAAATGTCATCTGGCTAACGGGCCATGCGTGCCCGCATTGCGGAGCTATGCCGTTCCCGCCTTCGCGCGAAATGATTGCCGGGATGTGGGGATGTTTCTTTTTGGGCGTCTTTGTTGGGCCAAACGGGTCTGCGCCCGTGATGACGTTTTGCCAAATCGCTTGGCTGGTGTCGATCACCCTTTCGATCTATCTTGCTTTGAGGCAAAATCCGACCGACAAACGCCATGGCAAAATTTGCCTTATCCTGAATTTGGTGATCGTGGCGGCAGTGATTTTGCTACTGCCAAGCCATCCGAAAGCGCCGCCGCCTGCGCCGGTACCGGATGATCCTATTCTCCAATCTCGATGATGTCGTCAAGCCATCGGCTCGACGGCTCCGGTACGTCGAGACCTTTGCGCCCCGCTAAACGTTCGTTGATCGACCACAGCAAGCGGTCCTGCCGCACGTCGAGGTAAGGGTGGCGGCCGTGATTAGCCACCACCGTTTGCGCTAACCGGCTAGGGCCTTTTTTTTTGAAAGGAGATTCCGCGCGTCGTTGGTGATCTGGTCGAACTCGTCCTCGGCGGCGACGCTCATTGCCACGAAGTCCTCCCACTCCCAAGGCTGCCAGCCCGGCTGTCCGTTGTCGGTTTGCATCATGACAAGCGTAGCCGCAGATTGAGCAAGCGAACGACTGATAGGCACCGCGCGCCCGCCAATCGCCGGGAAACACGTGTCCGAATCGGGACCGTAGATTTCCAGCTTTGCGGCCGCCAATTCGGACGCATACATCTGCTCGGCAATCCCGATCGCGCGAAGAATGACGCGCCCCGAAACCCCAAAATCGCGAGCGATTTCGGGGCGCGGAGCCAATTCCATTGAAAAGAAGTTGGGTTTCATTAGGAGAACGCGGGGTTGGCGATGTAAGAGCCAGACGAGGACACGGCGACGGTTTCAACGGTCATCTGTCCAACCGTCTTGCCTTTGCGGTACGACGGGTTGTAGCGAATCCATTTCACGTAGGCGGTTTCGGTTCGCACCGTGGTTCCCGCGTTATTCTTCCACGTGGCAACGAGCTTGATGTAACGCGACGTGCGGGCCAGCAAATCAAGGGCGTTGGCGCTTGCCGTTACGCCCGTGCCGCCGGTCGGAGCGAGTGCCTGCATGATTTCGCTCAGCGTGTAGGTAGTTTGCTGGGTGATATCGACGTTATTCACATAACCGCAGTCCATCGGAGAGATGTTCTCCATTTGGTATTCGGTTTGAGCGTTTTGCCCCGCGTCGCCGTCGAGGATGCCGGTAAACACGACCGGTCCGAGACTGTTGTCAGACAAAATGCCAGTGGTCGCGGCAACATCTTGCGGGGTGGCCGCAAACGTTACGTTTTTACCCAAAAAGGGAATGAGGATGGCGTTAGACATTATTGCTGCTCCTGCGCGGGCGGCTGGGCCGGTTGCTCAGTCGGCGTCGTTTGAGGATCAACCACGACGCGCGGGTCGTTGTCCTCGACTTCAATAATCTGGGTTTGGCCCCCAAACCCGTGAATGGTTAGCGTTTTCATATCTGATTGATCCTGTCTAGAGCCTGCTGCAAATTGGACATCCGCACCGGCAAAACCTCGGCTTCGGCGCGCTCGACGATCGGCCGCCGGATCTGTAAATTTGTCGGCGTCGCGTCGAGAAATTGGGCGTGCTGCGTGTTGTTGACAACTTGGTTTGTCATCGCGTCTCCCTGGAAATATCCCGGCTGCTGCTGCCACCCCGCCGCGAATTCGCCGGTTTGGATGTTGATCACGCCCGCGTCGCCCCCGTTGGGGATTGGTCCGCGCGGCCCGGCTGCGCCAATCGGTCCATAGCCGTACGGATGGCCAAAACCTCCGCGCGCCACCGGGGTTGATAACATGCGTTCGGTCGCCGTGCCCGATGACCGGCGGTGCAACACGTCGGCGGCAAAATCAAGCGTTTTATGCTCCGCAAATTCCAATTCGGCGAGCGCCTCGGCTTTGGCTTGTTGCACGGCTTTTGCGGCTTCGGCAAACGTCACGAGTTGTCCCTGGGCAATAGCTTTTGCCACGAAACCGACCCACCCACCGCGCGAACCTGCGACATCACCGCGAGAACCTCGTTTGCCGGGTTCATGTCGGACGAATCAATCGTTGCCTGTTCCACCTCAGTGAAAGTTGTGAACCCGCGCGAGTAGACATAGCTGGACAACGCGTACAATTTGGCGTTAACGGTGAGCTGCGTCGCGCCGTTGGCCTCCGAATCGATGTAGAACACCGTCACTGGAGCCCATGTTACGTGCCGATCCATGCACCAAGCGGGCTCATTGACGAGGTGGCCGAAACACAGAAACGCGTACGGCAAACTCGGCGATCCGTCGGCCATGCGGTTAACAATGTTGGTCCGCAGAGCTTGCAACGCCGTGAAGAAGTTCGAGACCGACGCCGAGCCGGGAAGAACGATTTCCGGCCACACCGTGTTAATGGTGGACATCCACTCGGCTTGAAACGCGGGTAGAAAATCGCTCATAAGGTGTAAACCAACGGCGCGGGTGTCGGGGTCATGTACCAGGTTTGGTAACCGGTAATGGGCCGTACGTCCGGCTCACCGACAACGGTCATCCACATTGTGCGGCCATCGCGCGTGGTGATAAAAAGGACGTCTTCCGCGTTAATATCCAGCGACATCGGGCCATCGCCCACGTCCGACGTCACCAGGTTTTGCCGCTTCAATACCACGGGGATTGGGCCTAACTTTTCGTCAAAGTTCTTGGTTCCGTGATGAAAAAATTTGTAGCCAGAGTGAACCTTTTTGTACCCTTGGTTCCAGTTGCCCGCCGAATCCCGCGCGGTGTTTTGCAGCCGGTACACGTCGCACGTGTCAAGGTCGTTGGCGGTCGTACGGGTAATCATACGAACGGGGCCTCGGTTTTTCGGAGGAATTGGCGGAGCGGTCGCCGGTACAGGTTGCAAACGTCGTCGAACGTCGCCCGCCAGTTAGCAAGCTGCCCGATCGGCGAATCAGAGTAGGTTGCAGAATAATCCATATCCTTGACGCTAATCTGAACGCCGTCGGCGGTGGTTCGGTAAGCGTCGGCAATGTCGGCCGCTGCTTTGCCTCGCACGGCGTCCCACACGTCGGGGATGATTGTCGCGCCGTAACCCCACGTGCCGGTGATCGCCACGTTACTCCTTCCCTGCGGCCAGTAAGTGAACCAACCGTAAAGCACGTTTGGCGGCCCTTGAAGAATCTGGATTTTGTTGTTCGCAAAGAGGTTCTGCGAAACCGTGTAATACCCAAGAAGGTTAATGGGCGTCGCCTGCGGCACCGTGAAAAGCGTAATCTCGCTGACGCTTACATAATCGTCCACAAACAGTTCACCGGTACCCGATCCGTCGAAGTATCGGGTTTCGCCGTCCGAGCCTTTGAGAAATTGCCGGTTGGTTTTCTTTGTCAGCGTTTGAACGGCGGCGTTTATTTTGACGGTAATTTCGTCGTCCGACACGCCTGATCCAAGCGTGATTCGGGTAGCGGCAATTAGGGATCGCACGTCCGACGCGGTGGGCCAAACGGTGTAGGTAGTCATTGTAGGGATGGGGCGGGACATCCGCCCCGAGGTCGTGCCCGTTAGGGCATTGCGTTACCGACGGTCGCCGAATAGGTGATGGTCGGAGTAGAACCACTGCCCGCGACTGTGGCCGTCAGACGGATGGTCGCCGCCGTATTCGGTACCGCCATAAGCGGCGTGACGAACGGGATGTCAATCTCACCGGCTTGCGCGGTCGTGCTCAACGCGATGGGCGCGGCTGCGCCGATGTTCTGGTAGGTCGAGCCGTCGGGCGCAAAATCGATGTTAAACGTCACCGAGTTATTGCCCGAAACGTTGGTCGCGGCAGAATAGAGAATCCGCGCAACCAACGGCTTTCGGTTGCCGTTGGGCCAGGAAAGCCCCGACCCGCTGTAGGTCGAGGTCTGAGTCGTCGAGGTCTGAAGGACTAGAAGGGCGTCAACCATTTCGTTAAGCCACCTTGATATCGTAGATGCGGCCAATTCCGCGCGTGTACTGCTGGTAGAGACCGATCGCCCATTCGAGGAAGATTCGGTACATGTTGGGTTCGTCCGGTCGAAGGCCAATGTTCTGAGCGCGAAACGGCTCCATCTGCCAACCGGCGAACGAGTCCTCGCCGTACTTCACGCCGTAGACCGAAGTGTAAGTCGAGGAGCCATTGGCACCCGCCGAGGTCTCCGTGTTGGTGATAATCTCGGTCGTCTGGTCGGCCTTGACACCGATGGAACGCACGATTGCGTTTCGGTAGGTCATCACGCGGCGCTCAAACGCGTCTTTGGTCATGTCAAAACCGCCGCCGGCACCGAGCAACCGAATCGCTGCGGCAAGTCGCCGGCGGAGGTTTCGGTTCATGTAGAGCGTTACGTTATCGCCGTCCGGGGACCCGATTTCGTCCAAAAGCTGGTCAATGTAGCGAATGAACGTGTTCGCGTTGGTCGCGCTCATGCCCGAGTCCGACAAATCCACGCCGCCCGCGTTGATTTTGCACGCGGAATTGGTGCCCCACGACGTGGTGTCGTCGAGTCGTTGCCGAATGCCAACAAACGAATCCGCGTTACCGGACGCGTGGTTATTGTTGAAGAACTTGTCCGTGATATCGTAGCTAATCGCCCTAAGTTGCATATTCACCTGGACTTCGGCGGGGTTGCCGACCGCGTTTTTGTCCATGAGAAGAAGCCGGTCGATATCCACGAGCTGGGACAATACGTACGCCTGTTCGGAAAACGGCGAGGACGAACCCGAAGAAACCACTGCCGAACCGTTTAGTTTGCGCCAGTTGACCGCCGGGAGGTTTCCGACGACGCGCGAACCGTTGGCTTTTAGCGTCGGGTTAGTCTGGAAAGGGATGTCATTCAGAACGGAATGCACATCAAGCAGGGAAAAAACGACACGCTGGATTAGCGATTCGTTGGAGATAGCAGCGTATTGCTGCAATGTCATCGAAGATGACGAAATACCGGTAGGCACTTTGTTTGCTCCTTTTTAGTGAGCCTCACCCCAAGGGTTAGCGCGGGTGGAACGCGGTCAAAGTGTCTCGCTCGTGTTCTAGAGGCGCGGAGCGGTCGCGCCCTGGGCTTACTGCGGCTTGACGCCGGTAATGGTCGTTCCGTCAAGGGCTTTGACGGTGGTGGTTTCGGGAGAAACTAGGGAGTCGCGAAGACTGATCCCGCCCCATTGGCTGGGTGGCATTGACGCTTTGGGCTCGGCCACATGCGAAACGGAACCCGGCTGCGCGGGCTGCGTCACCGTTCCCGCCGATCGAATCACGGCGGGGACGATTAGATCTTTGGCCGTACGCAAGGCGTCAAGTCGCTCGGCATAGCTGCCCGTCGAGGACAGTTTCGCGACTTTCTCGCGGGCGGATTCCGGCAAAGACGCCATTTCCGCGTCGTAAAGGTTTCGAAACGCCGTCTCGTATTTGGCCGTTTCGCCTTGCAACGCTTCGGCTTTGGTTTTAAACCCCAAAAGATCCTCGCGTTCGGCCTTGAGTCGGTCGATTTCATCGAGTTTGGCCCGTTCGATTTCGGTCAATTTGGCCCGCAATTGCTCGGCCTCGGCAGCTTTGGACTTTAGCCCTTCGGCTTCGCGTAAAGCCTCATCCCGCTTGCGGATCTCTTCGCGAAGGCTTCGGATTACGGAGTTGTCTTCACCGCCCGATCCCGCGCCGGTGTCTGCGTTTCGATAGATTCCCTTCATGCTTCCACCCGCCGGTAAACGCTGCAATGGGTTGCGCTGTCCCATTCCACCCATTGGACTTTCACCCCGCCCAATTCCACGGCAATTTGATTTTCGTCGAGGTACGGGGCGCAAGGTGTGCTTTTACCCGTGAACTCGTCGATCCGTGAATTTCGGTGCGGGTTGCCCTGCCACGGCTGCCCAAACCAGACAAACGCGTCGGATGGGCCGGAAAAGCCCAATTCGGGGTCAAAATGAGCGACGTAACCGCGCGCCTGATCGGCGCGCCAATCGCCTAAACTCTCCGCTTTAGCCTGCGGGTCGGCAGTTGTTCTTGCCATGAGGTTTTGTGTTGCTCCGGATAACGCCGGGTCGTTTGCCGTCAGAAACTGATAAATTGGCCGTCCACGCGAAGGCGGCAATGGCAGAAAACTTTGCACTCGCTTCTGCCGTCACCCGGCACGGCGGGAAGGGTGTCAACGGTATACGGACCGGCGGCAGCCCATGCGGGGCAGTCCATGCAATGGTCTTCGTTGTCACCTGGCACCCAATCGATCGGGACATATGGTGCAATACCAAGAAGCAAACCGACATTTGCACTGCCGCGAGTTCGCTCGGCGTACATTAATGCCCGATTGGTGATTGGCTTTTCGCGCGCCTCCTCTTTGCCGTCGTCGGTCAACGTCCAGTAGCGCGGGTCGCGGTTTTGTAGCTCTTCCATGAAGAACCGAAGGAAGTCGGCCTGGGCCGACATTGTTTCGGCGGTTTCGTTTATCGCCGCTTGCGTCCCGACCTGAACGCCCATGCTTGCCGCCCCAGCTTGGTAAGCCCTAGCGTGCGCCGGTTGCAACGTCGCCAACATGTTCGCGCCAAATTGACTCGGGCTAATGACCTGCGACGCAAGGGCGATCGAATGGGCCCGAACTTCTAACTCGGTCGTCGAAAGCAACGTGGCAAAGATCGCCGCCCAATATCGCCGATGAGCGCCTCGGTTATGCGGGCTGATTTCGATGATGTGGCCGCGCCGCCGCTCCAGCGTTTGCGTGCGGAATCGCTCGTTAACTTTCATCCGTCATGCCCCGCCGAGCCCGCTCAAAGTTGCTCGCGGCGGTCGCGGCCATTTCTTTTTCGGCGACTTCTTGTTCAGCTTTGGCTTGTTCGGTTTCCGCGACCAACGCGTCAACATCAATAATGTTGTCCTGCTCGGCGATCGCCATCACGGCGCGCGGGTGAGTCGTGAGACCGTTGTTAAGCAACGTGACTTCATAGGTAGCGATCTGGTTCTTTTCTTCGGGCGTCAGCGGCCAGTACGGTCCCCAGTGGATCTGGACGTCATCCACTTTGGACCATCCTTTAATGCCGAGATGCGCCATTCCTTGCGCCATCCGTTCAAAAAACACACAGATTCCGTCCTCGCCATACGTGGTCCGCTTGCTGTCGGTCATTTCAATCAACGGCGCGTAAAGTTGGGTCAGGACCGCGCTGGTGAGATTTCCTTTATTTGTCACTTCGCCGGGATTGATCTCGACGCTGCCAACGCATTCAAGAATCATGCGTTTGAGGTCCTGAGCAAATTCGCGAAGGTGCGGCCGCAAACCCACATCGGCGGTCAGGGTTTCAATTCGCCCCGGCGGTCCGTCGGCATTCTTGGACTCAAGAACCTGCGTGCCGAGTGGTCCATCCGCGCCAGCGGAATCCTCCGTTGGGGCCTGAAGGTCGATGTACGCGCGCTTCGGCGTGATCGCAGATTGGTTATTCTTATGCGCGAGGTCGTACGTAAAATTGAAGAGGTCGATGACGTGATACACGGACCATAAATCACCTTCGCCGGTCTCGCGTCCTACTTCTTGGTTTTTGATGTACCAGAGCGGGATAACCCCAAATTCGTTGGGCCGTCGCTCGCTTGGCTCCCATTTGTCGTACACATCAACGATGTTGGCGACGCTGTTAGGATCGTTGCCCCATGCCTTCTCAAGCACCATCATCGGCAACGGCTTGTAAAGTTGAAGCGTCGTGTCTGTCCAGTCCTCGCGGTACCAGTTCCAAACGCCGTTTTTCGCGTCGTACATTGGAAACTGTACGCGAGCCATAAGGAGATTTTGCGAATCTGCCGGGTCCCAGTAAAACCGCACATACTCGGCGGGGTCAAGCACATGGATTCGGATTCCGCCTTCGTCTTCGTTGTAAGACCACTTAAGCGCCACGCCGCCACTGAGCGCCCCGGTAACGGCCATCGCTTTGGCCCGGCTCGCCATGTTATTGGCGGTCCACGCGTCGTTTACTAGCTCGCCCACCTGGTTGTTTTTGGGGCATCGAAACGTGACGCCTTTCCCAAAGAGCCAAGTTGCGCCGCGGCTGACGATTTTGCGAGGCAGCGGCAAACATCGCGGCAACGGGCCGCGCTCTTCCGTTTTCCATTCCGCCGTCATCGCCGAATACACGGGATAGGGCGCAAGGTTGTGATACGCTCGCGCGGCTCGGCTGATAATTCGCACGGCGTCAAACCCCGGCGGATTGTTGCGGGTGCCGATAAGGTCGTTAGGGTTCTGAATCATAAAAAAGATTGAGCATTTGCCCTAAGCGGGGTTCCGCGTCGTTTGGTAACTCTAATTTCGTTGACCGCATCGGCGAACGCGTCGGCCTGGTCGTCGTAAAAGTGATCTTCATCCGCGCGGAACTGCCGCAATTCTTCGGAGAAAGGCCAGTTCCATTCCCCACGAACCAAAAACACGTTGCTTTCGTTGACCAGCTCGGCGGCATTTTCACCGCGCGTGGCTTTCTTGCCAGTCACGGGTTTTGAAACCACGTCAAATCCGGCCAGCATTTCCTTGAGCGCCACCACCTGAAAAGAACCAGCTTGCGCCGGATCTTCGGGAAGGTGGGTCTTTGCCGTGCCTTTGGCCGCATGGGCAAACGAAAACCGCTCTGCCCCACCCGCACGAAAATAACCGCGATCATCAATGTCGTCGGGGCCGTAAACCTTAAACTGCGCATCACGTCGAGCCGTGCGAAGGATTAACTCGCGAACGCCGCGCGGCTCGAACTGGTGGCGTACGACGTCGAGCACGTAGATTTGGCCATTCTCGGCTGCCCCAACAAGCACACCAACAGTCCAGTCGCCGCCGTTTTGTGTCGCGGCAAGATCCCACGCCCGAACGAGTCGGAGCTTGACGCCTGGCGGAATTGCGTCCACGTATTGCAAACGCGTGTGGTCGTAAAAGAACCCGTTCGCGCCACTAACCTCGTGCTGAGCTTCGCGTCGAAACGCCGACCATCCCCATTGGATAATTTGGCGTTGGCACGTTTCAAGCGACTGTCCCGCCCATGTCGGCGTGCCCCCGATTATGCGTTTGTAGGTGCGGCCATTGGGCAGCGTCGAGTCTTCGACTTGCAGATTTTCGACCGCCGGAATCGGCCCCACGATATCCGCGTCAAGCAAATAATCCGCGCGGCGATGAACAATCCGCGCCACGATCCCATCATCAATGATGAGGTTTTGCAGAAACAGAATCACGCAGTCCGACGATCCCGCCGGAAGCAGTGATTGCGTGATGGCAACCTCTTTTTTACCGGTCGTCGCGGGCGTGTCTCGGCGAGAATCGATGTCGTCGAATACGATGATGTCGGGCCGAAACTCGTCGAGCTTGACACCACGCGCCGCGACGTCCAGCCCAATGCCCGCCAAGTTAAACCCGTTCGACGCGCGAAGCTGATCACGCCGCCAGCCTTTGGAA